TAAAAAAGAAACGTTTAAAGGTATAGATCGAAAAGGTAAACCTTCGATCTTTAATCGATATTCAATCTTCTTTATGAATCAACAAGTTTCTTCTTCGGCTACTCCTGAAAATTATATGGATTCTCCAGGTCGTATTAAAGATCCGGAATTACAAAAATTGAGAAATAATCCTACTTCTTCTAATATTATTGCTTGGAGCAGAGCCGGTAACACGAATGCAGTTGAATATGCATGGGAAGATTTCCTTTGGTGTAAAAACTATGGGAGAGTACCAAATAACTATATGGTAACTCTTAGGAGATTTAAACTACCTCCAGAAGATGATTTGTTTGATAAACAAAAAAATATAAATCCTGATATCGCTAGAATGATTACTTGGGTAGATGGAGAAACTAACAAATGGGAGAGTGTAGGTCTTAAATGGACTCATAAATTAAACTTTAAATCACTAGAGGCCGAATTACAAAGTAAAGAATCTAAACCTGGATATGGTAGCGAGGCTGGTGCATTTGAAGGTATGCCAGGTGGTGGGATGATTAAATCATTAATGTCTATATCTGATACCGCTGCATCATCTGCAACTAGAACAAACAATCCGGAAAGTAATAGTTTCAATCCTTACGAAAATGAAAATGTGGTTTTTGGTCCTATTGATGTAGTAAAGAAAATGATGATTAGAGATACTGGTCTAGAATTTGCACAAGAAATGTCAGTGGTATTTGAATATGAATTACGAAGTATTGATGGAATAAATCCTAGAGTTGCAATGTTAGATTTACTGTCTAATGTTATGATATGTACGATGAACCGAGGTACATTCTGGGGAGGTGATGTTAGATATTATGGCGGAAATCCTCGTTTAATGAAACCTATCGGAGATCCGTCGAAATTAGCATCTGGTGACTATAGTGGGTATTTTGATTCTTTAATGACCGGTATTTCTGGAAGATTAGATAAATTATCTGGAGGTAAAGGGATAACCACGGCCGAAGGTGCTATTAATGCAGCAAAATCATTAGGAGGTAACTTAATGTCACAGATTGCAGGTGGAGCGTTAGATAAAATGGGTAGACCTGGTATACAAGCTCTTAATGCTTTACTTTCCGGTGAATCTACTGGTGAATGGCATTTAATGGTTGGAAATCCAGCAAATCCAATAATATCTATAGGAAATTTAGTTCTAATGGAAACCGAGGTTGATGTATATGGTGCATTAGGTTTTGATGATTTCCCTTCAAAAGTTAAAATTACCTGTAAATTAACACCTGCTAGACCTAGAGATAGAACCGAAATTCTTGGTATGTTTTCTCGAAATGGTAGAACTTATTTAACTACTGCACCACAAACAACTAAATATACTGGTAATCGAGCTAAAGGCGGACAGAATGGAGGTAAAACAAAAAAGGGAGAATCTAAAACCGATGTACTAAAACAAACAGATTTTAGTTCTATTCCTAATGATTTTATTACTTCGAGATTCCCTAATCATAAGACTCAAAATATTACCCAGTCAGCAAAAACGATAAGATAACAAATGAAAATCCATTTATTCGACTTAAAATCCGAAATGCAAAAGGAAGGAATAATGATGATAGATTTTCTTGAAAATAATTTCAAAGTATCTTATTCTGATCCTAGCTTAGAAATAGAAAAAGTAATGTTAATTGAAGAACATCATATATGTAGACCGGATATAATATCTTTTGAATGTTACGGTAATGTCGATCACGTAGATATTATTTTAAAATTCAATCAAATAACAAATCCATTTTCTATGGAATTGTATGATTTTATAGTTATTCCTTCTTTATCTTCAGGATTAAGATTTTATAGACAAGATAAATTATCTAAGACAAAAGAAATATTTGACACTAAAGCATTATTTTTAGATCCAACAAAGGCAAGTCAAAAAGATATTGCTAGGATAGCACAACTACAAAAAATAGCTAATAAACGAGCTAATGGTGCTACTGAAATAAAACCGACAAATCTTCTGAGGAATGGAGAAGTTCCATATACGACCGACGGAGAAAACATCATTTTTGCTCCATCGATATCAAATTTAGGTAAGAATTCACAAACAACTAATTAATGAGTAGTAATATAGAAAGAAGTATAGTATCGATAATAGATCCAACGATAAAGGTTGATAAAATTACTCAACAAGATACTGAATCTAAAAAGGCCCAGGATGATGCCGCCTCATCCATAGATCCTTCGATTAATACGAAGAATACCTCTAGGTGGGGTGCTTATATGCCTTTGGTTATGATAAACACCGGTAGATTTGACCAAGACCAAATTACGAATATGGTCTTAGATTTTTCTAGTAATATACCTACGATTAATTTGGCAATAACCGACGAAGAAGGCAAACTTGCGTTAGATGCTCCAACCGATGGTGACGTTATATCGGTATACTTGAAACCACCGGATGAAGATAATCAAAAACCAATCCGAATCGATTTTGATATATTAGATATTTCCGGTGATTCAACATCACAGGCATATTCATTTAGAGGTTTGATGAAAATTCCGGGTTTGCTTGCTGAAAGATGTAAATCTTTCCCAAAAGCAAATTCATTCGACCATTTACAAACAATATGCGAAGATTTAAAAATAGGATTTGCGTCTAACGAAACTTCAACTGATGATTCGATGACTCGAATATGTGCATTTGATACATATCAGCATCTTATTGAAAATACTATGCGATCCGTGTATAAAGACGACGATTCATTTTTTACTTGGTATGTCGATCCATATTATTATTTATGTTTAGTTAATGTCAATAAACAATTTGATTTAGAAGATAAACCAGAAGAAATAAATATCAGTATGGCTGCTCCTGCAAGTGGAGGTTATAATCAACAAACTGTTAAAGATTCGATTAAAGGTTCTCTGATGTTAACTAATCGAGGAGATCGAGTTGGTACTAATGTGTATATTGAAAGTTGGTCTCCTAATAATAAAACTGCAGCGGTAGTAGCTAAAAATGGATATAAGAGATATTCTCAATATTTAGACATTGATGAAGCCGGTAAACCTGAGTATGTGAGTACTTTCGTAGACCCATTAACAACCAAAGGAGCAGAGACGGAACAGATATTACCAAAAGGTCGTAAAGGTGACGATAATTATAAAACTCAAGTTAAATACAAATGGTTGGGTAAACAATCAGCTGATAACGTACACCCTAATTACATATTTTCATCTCTTCTTAATTTCCAAAATCTAGAAGAAGTTAATAAAACAAGTATAGATGTAGAATTAGCAGGTATGAATTTTTATTTATATCGATACATGAAAGTTCCTATTTTAATATATGAAACTTCAGCTAAAGATCCAGGTAGAATGAATAAACTTAAATCTAGAGATACTGCTTTAGGTGAAGATAAAGGCTATGATAAACCTGAAGATGAAAATTCAACGGATGGAGGTAGAGCTAGTGAAAGTGGTGGAGCTGAAGGAAAACCTACAAAAGAAAGAATGGGAGGCGACCCTCGTGACCAAATCAAAAATGAACATATCAGTGGTAATTATGTAGTAAACACAATAAAATATACGTATGAATCACCTGGACCGGTTAAAATGAAATTGAATCTTATAAAAAGAGAATGGAATATACCTGCTAAAAATAAAAATCACTAATGCCGTTATCATTAAAAAGCTCAAAATATACAGATCCTGGTCTAAATAAATTTAAGAAGACTAATCTACATTTTGCCACAAATCCATATCTATTGTATCAAGATCCGACATGGCTTGGTTTTAAGTTGCTATTTTTCTTTAATCAGCCAGATGGCAAATTATTATCTTATAATGAAGATGTGCCTAATACTGCATATAATTATTTGAATAGTATAGGTGATATTGCGAGAGCAAAATATCTTAAAAAATTCGTCTCTCATTTAGAAAACATAAATAAAACTACTCCATGGTTCTTTCAATCAATCGATGGATTAGGTGAAGCTTGGAAACGAGGTTTTAATGAAGATGATTTTAAATCTATACTCCCAAACGATAGAAAAATTTCAATAGATTGCTTAGAATCAATAGATTTAAGGATGTCTGCTTTGATGGATCTTTACAGAAAATCATGCTTTGATTGGAAATATCGTAGAGAAATAGTACCTTATAATTTAAGAACTTTTACTGTATACATTTATGTGTACGAAATTAGAACTATTAATCGAGAAGGTAAACCTTCTCCTTCTGGATTGTTAGATCTTTCTAAGATGGCTGGAATTCCGGATATTAATGCCGAACAACAAAAACAAAATGAAACACTTTTAGGTAAAGATCCATACGGGAATGATTCTAAGAAATCACCAATAAGTCAAATAAAAGATAAAGCATCTGCATTTTTAAATGACCCCATCAAAGGTATTAAAGACGCTATATCTCCGACCGATGGTAACGAATCGGCAAATACCATAAATCCATACATAAATAGATTTCTATTCAAATTTGGTAATTGTGAATGGTTACCAGATGAATCAAATGTTCATCTTACTAAAGTAACTACATCCGGCGAAGATGCTCCTACTATTCAAAAAATTGCATTTAATTATAAAGAAGTAGAAGAAGTCAATCTTTATAACATATATTCGAACGATCAATTTATACAGGATTCGATTATTAATTTGTTAGATGGAGCTGCAATGGATAATAAATCATTATCTGACGCTCAAGCTAAAGGTACTGATAATACTGCGGTATTTGGACAATTGCAAAGTGGAGACGATCCAACGAAAATGTCATACGGTTTATCTTCGGTTTTAAATCCTAAATACAACGCGATTTTACCTTTTGCTTCTTTAGCTGCTGATAAAATTGAAAGACTTATTGGTTCAGCTGTAGGTAAATTATTAATGGGTAACATATATGGATTTTCTGCGACTACTGCTGGAGGTTTGGCTGCTGGAGCATTAACTGGTGACCCTACCGCTATAGTTCGAGCAGGAGAAGCATTATTAAATTCTGGACCTAGTAAATCTTTAAGAAATAATACTGATGATAGAGACAATTTAGGTAATGTTTTTGGATAACGTTAATAAAACAATATAACCTAAATCGCATATAATAGATAATGATAAACGATAACAATGCATACGAAGATGATTTATTAGCCACAACTTGGCTAGGTGAAGTTATGGATGTAGCAGATCCTCAAAAAATGGGTCGAATCAAAGTTAAAGTTTTTGGAAAATTAGATGACATTCCATTAGATGATATGCCATGGGCATATCCGGGAAATAATCACACTGGTGGATCTGACACTGGTGGTGGATTTTACTCTGTACCTAAAGTAGGTTCTCTAGTTTCTATTAAGTTTGATTGTGGAAATTTAGCACATCCGGAGTATTTTTTCATACAGAACATATCAGATCAACTTAGAGATGAAATCAAAGGTTCATATACGAATGCTCACTCTTTAATTTATGACACAATAACTGAAGGATTTGTAAAGGTTTATTTTACTGAACAAAAGGGATTGATGTTAGATTATAAAACTAGCATAATAAATATTCTACCTGATAAATCAATAGTCTTAGAGAATGCATCTAAGAAAGGTAGAATAGAAATGTTAGATGATGGTACATTGAATATTACACAAGCGAATGATATCAATATCATAGGTGAAGCTAAATTAAATGTTACTATAACTGGAGATACTACAGTCACTACTTCAGGTAAAACTTTAGTGAAAACATCTGGAACTACTGATATAGAATCTGGAGGAGCAATAACTATTAAGTCGGATGCTTCGGTTACGATCAATCATGCAACATCTATATCATTAGGTGAAGGTGCTGGTCAAAGCTTAGTTTTAGGAGAAAAATTTATGTCACTATTTAATTCACACACTCATACAGGAAATTTAGGTACACCTACGTCTCCACCAATGTCGCCTATGACACCTGCACAATTATCACAAAAATCAGTAAAAACATTATAATGGCATTAGACAAACCGCTCCTTAATCACCAATTACACGAGGCATATACCGACGCATGGTATAGATTCATTACAGTTTTATTCAACAGTGGCGCTGGAAGTGCTACCGCTGCAAGTCCAGTAACGCAACCAGTTTCAGTGGCAATTCATGAAGCTGCTATAGTATTTGCTGATCAAGTTTCTGATGCAGTAGACTCGTACATAAAATCACAAGATATTATAATCCCTCGAGGAATCAAAGTAGGAGTAAATGCAAATTCTACTGCTTTGGCAAGTTCTCCATCTCTATCCGATACTGGTGCTGCTATATCCGAGGCAATCTTATCTGCTGATGGTGCTGCTATATCTGCTGCAATCCTTGCTGCTGCCGATATATCAAATAAAATAAACTCGGCAGAATACTTAGGGTCATCTATCGAAGATTCCCCTAAAGCCAAAATTTCCTAATATAACTTGGATATATAATCAAATACTACAATAATCTTTAACCTTCTAACATTTTAAAAATGCAAGAAATAAAAACGCCAAACGGCGAATTTGATTGGGAAATTTTCGAATCAGAAAATCCTACAAAACTTACAGTAAATAACAGAATCAAAAAACATTCCGGAGACTATTCTAAAATTTATTGTTCATTACCCTATGCTCAAGAATTATACGAGCTTTATGAAGGTTCTCTTACTAATTTTGTTGAACCGAAAATGGGTTCAGTAGTTCAAGGAACCGTAGTTTCTATTAATGCAGATCATGCAATTATCGACATCAATTGGCGAGAAGATGCAATGATTGAATTAAGGAAAGAAAATCCAGAATATCTTAAATACATTCAAGTAGGATTTCCTATTGAAGTAATTATTGATCGAGTTGGTACAACCCACGCAAATTCAGTTTATAATATTCAAGCTTCTTATTCTAAGAATATTATTTCTAAGAAACGAGATGAATTACTTGATGCAATAGGCAAACCAATGGCTTACCTTGGAACTGTTACCGAATTAATCCATGGAGGTTATTTTGTAAATATTGCCGGTGTTCAATGTTTCATGCCAGGTTCTCTTGGTGGAATGAATAAATTAATTGATTTTGAAGCACTTATAGGAAAATCTCTTTATGTTACTGCTATAAACTACTCAAAAGACAAAGATTATATTGTTGTATCTCACCGAGAATATCTTAAAGCTCTAGTTCCACAAACAATATCTGAATTGCAAATGGGTATTTTATACAAAGGTTTTGTAACTGGTTGTTCTCGACATGGTATATTTGCCGAATTTAATGGTTGTTTAACTGGTCTTATCAGTAGAAGTGATATCCTTCCTGAGAATATTGATAATTTCGATAATCAGAAAATAAAACCTGGAGATTCAATTGAATTCTATATCAAAGAAGTTATAGATAATGATAAAATTGTACTATCTCAAAAAATTATTGAAGTTCAGCCATCTGCATGGGACGATATCGAAGATAGATATAAAGTTCCATCAACAGTTACAGGTAGAGTCAAAAAGATCGTTAGATATGGTGCTTTCGTAGAGATTGAACCTAAAATAGTTGGTCTACTTCACAAAACTTATTTAAGTGAAGACATAGAATTAGAAGTAGGTCAAGAAATTGACGTTAAAATAACTAGAATCGATAAAGAATCTAAAAAAGTTGATTTTGCTATGTAGCCTTCTGGAATATATAATAAAAGAAAGCTATAAATGAATTTTAACTCTTACAATTTAACAGCTTTATTTGAAAAATCTTTAATTCGCATAACTGCCGATTTTGAATCTACGAAAGAACCTAAATCGGCAGTTTCCGAATTGTCTAAATTACTTAAGACGAAGATTTCTCCAAATGAAGCTTCTTCGTATAATTTCCAATTAAACCGATCCGAAGATGGCATCTACCATTTTTCTACTAGCTTCATGTTGTGTAGAGATGCTAGGCTAATTACTATTGATTTATTAAAATGGATAGAACGAAATGGATCTACTGGAAGAAACGACAATTTCTTCGTAGACCTAAAATTTATAGATGAAGAGAAAGGACCCTTTAAAGGAACTTTATTTTCAACTGCTACAAAAATAGACAACATCGACAAACTTAAATTTATCTTAGAGTTTGATGAGGATAAAGTCTATAAAGCCTTTCCTTTAAGGAAAGACTCATTTAATTCGCAATCAATACTTAGATTCGAACCAACCCAAAAGTTTATACCGAGAGAGGCCGAAGCCGTAGATCCTAGAGTTTATGATATTCCATCTACTCAAAATTGTGGTATTAACTTCGAAACTCTTAATCAAGGATTTTTGAGAATGCAATATATCGGTGGTACCGGATATCAATCCAAAGTAAGATCAGTTTTAGATACAATAAATCAATTTATTGTTACTTCATGGGATTGTGTATTAAATAAATCTTTTACGAAAGAAAATCTTAAGGCTTTTGAAAAGGCTATCGCAGTAAAAGAAAAGATTAGACAATCTTATTTAGATTATGCTTTATTCAAGAAAAACTACCCTAAAGTTAAATTTACAGCTGATTTAGTATCAGATCAAAAAGTACTTGAATCATATTACAATATTCTTCGAGATAGATTTTATACAATATTCACTAATTGTGAATTTTCGAATACCGAATTTGAAATAAATTATGACTCGACATTATCGGTCATTCAAATCCGAGATGCAAAGATTAAATGCAAAGAAATAGAAGGTTTAGAATTCATAAGTTGCGAAATAAAAAATGGAATATTTAATAGATCTGATTTCTATGACTGTAAAATTGACGATGCTACGATTATTCAATCTAACGTCTATTTAGATTCAATTGTTACAAAATGTAATTTAATGAACTCGTTCTCAAACAGAACTACCGAATTAATCGATTGTGAATTTGATGGAATGAATGGAGTACTAAATGGTAAAATGACCAGAGGTATATTCAAGAAAGGAAAGATTGGTTTATTTGCTGATGTATCAAAAGACACTACAGTAATACAATATCAACCACTAAAATCAGGTTATGTAGTTGCGGGAGACCAAATCATCATACCTACAAAAAAATTTGACCAACTGTGACGAATGATGAATTCATAGCAAACGTACAACAGGAACTTTCTGTTGCTTGCGCATTACCTTTTACGGTCCCTATTCCAGAAATAAACCGAATTATCAAATATTCTGCTGATTGGTTTTATAAAAAATATGAAGATGCGGTAGAAGAACGATACTACTTCATTACGACTGAATTGTTTAAACAATCTCAATTCAAAACTGATAGAACCGTAACTATGCCTGATTGTGTATTTTCAGTTTGGCAAGTAAAAAAATTAAAAGAAGATTTCGGTAGAGCAATGTCATTTGATGGTACTGCTGATTTTGGTATAGAAAGATTGTTCCTTTCGGATTCTGTGTCGTTAGGACAAGGTACAGAAAATTTAATGTATTATACATTAAATATGTACTGGATGGATGTCGCATCTCATATAATCAACCATACTATAAGTTTCAATTATAATAGAAATTCACATAGATTATTTATTGGCGGAGAAACCCCTAATCGAGATTGTGTAGCAATGTGTTATGCAAAAATACCTTTAGAACATTTAATGAATGACGAAATATTTTATAGATATGTTGTTGCTAAATGTAAAGTTCAACTTTCTCGTATTCTTGGAACTTTTGATTTTAATCTTCCAGGAGGAATAAAAATTAATTATGACCTAATCCGAGACGAAGGTAAAGATGAAATTGAAAAAATAGAAACCGAAGTAAAAGAAGAAGAAGGAATGGATTTTTTCTTTACTTCTGGAGGTTCTTAATAAATAAACTAATAATATGGCAATAGACTTATATTTCAAAATGGACACATATCCATATTATGATGCCAACGAAATAGAAATCAATGATAGAGTAGAATTACTTTTACAAGAAGTAGAAATGATTCTAACTACTCCTAAAGGAAGTGTTTTAGGAGATCCGGATTTTGGATTGTCATTAGATTCGTATATATGGTCAACTTCAAAGGGTTCATCACATATAAAACAAGATACAGAAATACAATTCAATAAATATATTTCTGCCGATACTTTTCGAGGTATAAGTTTAGAAGTCGATGTTAATTTCATTAAAGGTGAAATATGGGACACCATAATTCTCGACATATTAATAGACGGTACAAAGGTTGCTGGTTACGCGGTTGAACCATAAATAAAAATAGAAAATGAAATTTTTAGATCCAAATAAATTATCTTTCGATAATATACAAAATTCAATAAAAAATTGGTTAATCGAAACGTATAGCCAAGCTGAATCGGTGTTTTCAAAATCATCACCATTCGGTCAAATAATTGCAGTTATACAAGAGTTTGCTCAATTAATATTCTATTATATTGAAGATACTATAGTTGAATCAAATATATATACGGCTACAAAACAACGTTCAATATATGGTTGGGCAAGATTAACTGGACACAATCCTACTCGAGCAATTTCTGCTCAAGGAACTATTAACGTCAAAATAATGCCTGGAGCAGAAGCTCCAATAAATGCAAGTTATATTTTAATATTAGATAAAACTAAAGTTACATGCATAAACAACAATAAAAAATATTTTATACAATTAGGTAATATAAATGGCAACTTAAGAATTCCGTTAAATTCTACTGACGTAATCCCTCTAAAAATCATACAAGGAGAATTAGAGAGTCAGGTATTAGTTGGTACAGGATTAGCTTTACAATCATATACGGTTCTTTCAAAAAATACAATAGAAAACGATTTAGTTTATATTACAGTAAACGGAGAAACTTATGACATCATAGATTCGTTGTATGATATGAATAAAGGAGATAAAAAATGCATAGTTAAAACTGGTATCTCTGGTGGAATTGACATATATTTTGGCAACGAAGATTTTGGAACTATACCACCGTTAGGTGCTACTATAAATGTTCAATACGTTAAAACTGAAGGTTTTGGAGGTAATGTATATTCTAAGTCATCTTCTATACAATTCAAATTCGACGATTCCGGATGGTCTAATACCGGAGAAGAAATAGATTTAAACAAGATATTAAACGTATCAATTGGAAAACCTTTAATATTAGGAGCTGATTCTGAAAATCCGGAATTGACTAAATTAATAGCACCTAAAATGAGTAGGTCTTTTATATTAGCGAATGCTGACAATTATATCAATTATCTGTCAAGATTCAACTATTCTTATGTCGACGCATATAATACATTCGATGATGATTATATTGCGGATGATAACGTAGTCTATTTATTTTTGATTCCAGATATTGCTAAAAGATTAACAACTAATACTGATTATTTTACTACAAATCTTCAAAATTTTTATTTAGATACAGACGAAAAACAAGCTCTGATAGAGTTTATAGATATGAGCGGTAGACAGGTTATGGGTACTGAATTACAAATAGTAGATCCTATAATGACTAAATATGTGGTAAACATTTATTTACGTATATATGATACAGTAGACCAAAATACTTTAAAGGGTGAAATTCTTTCAAAATTAACAGATTATCTACTAAAAGTAAAAAGGAGAGATAAAATCCCAAAGTCTGATATAATTGCGTTAATTGAAAATATTAAAGGTGTCGATTCAGTTAATTTATCTTTTGTGTCTGAAGCTAATGAACGAGCTATTATCGATGGATATTACATACAAAAGGTTAATTCAATAGATAGAGTAAGAGGAATTACTATTGTAACCGATAATCAAATAATGTTAAACTCGGTATATACTCAAGAACAAATAAGTTATGACCGAAATTACAGTTATTATAACTATTATGGTGGTAATCCATCAAGTTCATCTAGTTTAACTTCGCCTTTTCTTGGTAATGGTAATCTATCAAAAGAAGATCCAAATTTAGGATTAGATGATTTCGGAGATATTAAGATAGGCCTAAACGAACAACCGATAATTAGAGGTGGTTGGTATGATCGCTTTGGCAATTATTACGAAGACGGTATATCTTATAACCAATATTCATCCGTTAATCTGGTGGTCAAAGAAGTCATCAGAGAATCATTACCGATCAGAATGATGAACTCAAATAAAACAGCTCTTAGATAATGTACAAAGATTCGATATATAATAAAATAACTCTGGATTCGGAAATTCGAGCAGATAATGGTTATAATTACGCCAAAAATGGTTTGATAAATAAATTCGTTTCTCCTGCATTATATGGAAATCCAAGAATTGCTAATTTTTTAAACCGAATTGATTTATTATTAATAGACCTAACAGATTCAGTAAAAGGAATTCAATTCTTTTTTAACTACACTATCGATAAAAACGATAGAAGATATAACCTATAACTTAATGTATCAATACTTAAAATTTTTTAATAAAAAGGGAGAATATTGCAATTTCGATTATGATGAGACTACCGACAAGTGGTCTGGACGAATTGATATGCATATGATATCTGAGGGTCTTATCGAAAACCAACAGTTATATATTTTAGAAGAGATAGTTGATTCTGCTACCGGATATTCTCAATATGCATATCCTCATAGTAATTATGGTTCAACTGCCAGAAACGAAGGCATTACTGCTAGATTCGATCCTAAATTACCAATCCCGGAAATTTTTATATACGATATAACAGATACTGAATTTGTTCATTTTGCACATAAAAATTTAGGTAAGTTAGACTACGATTCGTCACAAACAATCTTACCTAACGGTATGAAATCTTCGTCAGTAATTAATTCTAAAGCTTTACAAATTAATATTGCATTTCAACCTAGTAGAGAAGATGGATTCTCTTCTATCATGTATATTAGAGACGAAATGAATTTAATATTTGCTGAAATAGAAATATACGGAGAAGGTGAAGTCGAAGACGAAAGATTAAAATCATTATTGATGACTCTAGGGAATGACATACTCCCTTCAGATTCAATCATATTTGATGAATCGGAAGTAAAAGAAGAAGGAGTTGATTGGCAATTAATAAATAGAAAGAGAAAAGAACTTTTATTAGAGTATCATAACATATTTCCTTATGTAGGTTCATATAAGGCTATAATTAATATTCTTAAATTTTACGGATATCAAAATGTCAGACTTAAAGAATATTGGAAAAACGTAGATGCAACTTCACCTAATTTTGGTAAATATCGTCAATCAGATATTACTGACATATTTTCAACTACACCTGATCCACAAATATCAAAACTCCTACCAAGTAAAATATATCGTAAGACTGGAAAATTTGGTTTATTCTACGACATAACAGTAGAATCCGGAGAATACGACAACGATGGACTTCCGATCGTAGAAGAAGTTTATACATTTACTCCAGAAGAAATTCTTACTAAAATATTTGCTCTAAAAAAGAAATTGATGCAATATTTCTTACCGATAAACACTCAAATAGTAGATATCACCGGAGAAGCTATATTTTTTGCTCAATATAAAATTAATAGTGTTGTTTCTAGAAATCGAATTGATTCGGTATCTATGGGAATTCATCCAAAATATGAGGTGTATCCTAGCGAAAAAGGATATATTGAAGATTTACGTCCACTTCAATTTTTAGGTGCACCTATAGGTCCAGATGTAACTGCTGAAGGATATTCTGATTATTTAGTTTGGAGATTTTACGTAGATTCAAATATTATAACAATCGGTAACGAAAGAGTATCAACCGAAATACGATATACTGTCGATTCACAAACTTATACTGGCGGTTACGATGTGTATTTCAACGATGTAAGGAGAAGCACAAACACATATTCAATAATTGAGATATGTGATAGATTAGCTCAATCGGTAAACAATCCAACATATCATCCATCAAATAATCAGGTAGAATTAGATTTCATAAAAGCTAATGTATATGCATATCCGGAATTAGATAATCCGGGTTGGGTTCGTTTAGTTTCTAGAGGACCAGTTCCTGGAGCTAGTTCGATTACTGCCCCTGTGGTAGATTTCATATGCGCTGTTTTGACTGGGTATCCTTCGGCATATCCTAGTGACCAAAATTCACCTGCAATAATATCAAGTTCTACTGGAACTTATGGTTCTACAGGATCCCCTATATCATTATATACAACTGCTTATGTTGGATATTTTAATGATATGTATTTGCCAGTTAGTGGTCTTTCCGACGATGCTAATATTCCGGTAGGATTTCCTATAATATTAAAGAATAAAACCTTTGATATTACATGGGATAATGTTAATGCTAATTTTAATCAAGTAGATTCAATAGGGTCAACTTTTTCTAGTCTATATTCATACTACAATAATTCTTTTGAAATTATTGGTTGGACTGGCTCTACCGGAATAGTAACACCAATAACAATAGGCGTAACTGGATTCCCTACTGATTATCCTCATCAATATACGTATTCATGGGAAAATATTGGATATATGGGTTATCATGAAATGCAATGGATAATTTCTAAACCAGAAGACGAAACTCCTGCTTATTTGTTTGATACCGGACAGAAGACTGTTTATGAATTAAACGAATTTGGTATAAACTTACCTTATGTTGGTAAATATGACGTTGAATTATATTTATGGGATATGTTCAATAATCGAGCATACACATCTAATAAACAACAAATACACGTCGAATCAAGAGAATCTGATTTTATTGGATGGTATACTAAAAGAGAATTAGAATATACCATGGATGATGTACGAAAACAAGTACAAAGCGATGGAACTTATAATCGAGTAGGTTCTTCTAGTCAATGGCAAATTCCAGCAACTAATCAATATATTACATGGGATGAATATCCTTCTACATGGGATTTACCATTTCAACCTAATGAGGCTATTGAGATGGCTGAAATTACGAGTAATTCTTTAGATTCTATTGAATTTTATCAAACTATGATTAACCCTATAGATAATCCTTTAGTTGATAGATATCCGTATAGATTTAATTTGATAGGTAACATACCTACGTGGGATGATGCTTATCATCTTTGGTGGGACAATACAGGAACACGAATAACTGAATGGAAGATAACAGGTACTACAGGTTCTGGACCAACCAGTGGTACGATATGGATGACTAAGGCTAACTCGACATTAAATTTAGAGAAATCTAAATATTACGAAATAGGACCGACAGGTTGGACTGGTCCTACTAGTACTCTAATAGCAGGTACTACCGGCGATATTGCATATATAGCTTCATTAGATACCGCTTTTGTTAATGATGGTACATTATGGAATTTAGTTTCAGATGAGTTAGAGGTCGTAAATGTTGATTTACCTTTAGGCGGAACCGACAAAGATAATATGTTAGCAATCGTAAATACATTAAATGAATTTGCACCTACTAGTAAAATATTCAAAGATTTCATATATTACTATAACGAAGAATATGATTCAACTAATTCATTAATGCCTTATGTTAAGGCGGCTTCAATCGGATTTGATAAATATGGTAGACATCGAATGAGTTATGTTAATTTAGTAGGAGAATCTCTATCGTATGACACTCAATATTTTGGATATTTAGGAGATATTCCTACTCATTTCGAAATATATCAAATTCCGTCGGGAAGTACAGGAGCTACATTTACTGTACAATATAATGAAGGAGCTACTTCGTCATACGAATACATAATTGGATCTACTTCGCTAAAAGAATTAACTAAAGAATTAAATGGTTCGACCGCTCAGGCTTTACCTGTAATTGGAGATTTTGTATACAATATGGTTTATGGTTCACCTGGTTGGACTGGCGGTTCAGGTCCTAGCTCTTTCACCGAAGTTAAAATACAAGGTGTTGCAAAAAGATTCGTAGAGCCACAATCCATCACTACAACTTATGGATCTGGAGTAAAAGGTACTTGGTTAGGTCGATCTCTGATAAAAAATCCTTCATGGAACGAAATTAGAATTTTAAAATACCAACAAGAATTACCAATATTGACTTCAATTAATTTTACTTATGATTCATCTAAGATGGTAGGTAAAACTAATTTCATTTGGTTGCTACAAAAAGATGACGATAATTCTTTTGAGGATATATATTACAATAATCCATATTTCTCATATATGTTCACTTTGCGAGGCAGTTATTCATTATCTTTGACTATTGAAGATTCTAATGGTAATAAGAAAACAATTAAAAAACAAGAAATAATAAAAATCGTCTAAAAAAATGGCAATACAATTAACAACAATCAATGGTACCGATTCAATCGCTGCTACTAGAATTACAATCAATGATAATTTTTCTACTTTAACTGATACATTGAATTCGGTATTACAAATGGTTAACATATCGACTGGATATTTCGACAATGCAACATTTGGATCTAATCCTAAAATTAACACCGGATCGATAACCGCTCTTGGTGAAATTTCATCTACAATTGGAGATATCGTTGCATATCAAGGAAATGTAAGGACTGGATTTAATGGATTTTTAGAGCTTGGAGCAAACTCTGGATGTGTGATAAAAAGAAGCTTAAAACAATTAGGTGGTGGAAACACTACATATTTTATAGATTTTGCTGGTGCGATTGGTGGTACTGCAGCAGGTAATCTTAGTGCTGCAATTCTACCTAGACAAACTACTGCGGTTATTAAAATGATTCAAAATCCTGAATTAGGTGCTTTAGTGTACGATATATCTCAAAATGTTATCGCTTATTGTGTAGCAACTAGTATTACTCCTGGTTCTACCGGTACTTGGAATAAGATTTCTGCAACTGGAGCAACTTCCTTATAATAAAACAAATTATATAAATGGCAACACCATTAATTAATCCTCTTAGAATATCTGGAGGGACATTCTATACATTTTCATCGGCTGTAGCTGACATCCAAAAGACATTTACTGACGACGATGCTAGATTTGTGTTTTCTCGATTTGCTCTACTTAACA